GCAAGCAACGCTGGAGTTTCGGTGTCATTTTCTGAATGACTACGTAGGAGTCCAGAAGAAAATGCAAGCAACGCTGGAGTTTCGGTGTCATTTTCTGAATGACTACGTAGGAGTCCAGAAGAAAATGCAAGCAACGCTGGAGTTTCGGTGTCATTTTCTGAATGACTACGTAGGAGTCCAGAAGAAAATGGTATAAAAATTACATTTGATAATAGTATGTATAATATTATTATGAAAGAAATCACTCCTTTTCTATACACATCCTTGTATAATTACGGATGTTTGGATAATTTTGAACAATTGCATACGGTTCTTGGACCTTGGATGTTGACCCACGAAAACAAAAAAACATGGGATTCGGTTACACAGGAACCCGTGCCTTTGGTTACACAGGAACCCGTGCCTTTGGTTACACAGGAACCCGTGCCTTTGGTTACGCAGGAACCCGTGCCTTTAGTTACACAGGAACCCGTGCCTTTAGTTACGCAGGAACCCGTGCCTTTAGTTACGCAGGAACCCGTGCCTTTAGTTACACAGGAACCCGTGCGTAGATTTTCACCAAGAAAACCCGACTCTCTTTTTTGGTCCATATTCGTCGCCCATTATGGAGTAGATACATTTTTCCAAATAGGAAACAAATACATGAATCGTGAATTGGAAGAAAAAACCCAGGTTATGGAATATGTGAAAACCCATAAATCTGAATTGAAATCCGTAAAAATCTCTGTAGCGACGGGACAAGAAATCATGGGAGATTTGATGACCAATCGTACGACTACCCTTTTGGTAGTTCCAGTATTTTCCCTGTATTATGGTGCAAATATTTGGTTAGTGTCCGAAAGTAGTCGTACTTATATAGAATTTATTTCACCGAATTCCGAAATAACTTATCTTGTGTATAGGAGTCAAGGGAATCGTGGTTCAGTAGAGTATTCTACCTCTATATCCACGACAGAATCTTTACAACAAATACGTGAAAAATATATATGTTTGGATAGTGCAGTCAAACCAATCAAAGGAATTGGTTCATTCAAAGTGACTGAACTGGAAGAAATGGTGGATAAATTAGGTATCATTTTACCTGAAGGAAAACTCAAGAAAAATGATATTTATCAGGGTATTCACAAACATATAGAATTGGCATGGGTCTAAATAAAAGACGAAAACTCGGAAAGGGACGTAGACCGAAGGTCGGGAGAGTTTCGTAGGACAAGGAACGTTGTCAGGAACGTAGTGGAGGCATCTGCGCAAAAACAAAAATTGATTCTATTTGAATATGAAGTCAAATAGAAGTATCTTCTTATTCTATATTATTATTTACATTGGAACCATGGAAAAACCAAAGGAAATCCAAAAAACGATTCATGACAACCCGGCTCAAATGATGGAAAAAATGGTAGAAGCCTATCTAAAATCCAATCCATTCGTTGCGGGTGCCAATTATCAAACCAGAAAAGTTCCTGAATTGGAAGTCCGTTTTGGCACCAGTAAAAGTCCTCTCATGCGTCCTCTAAGTAAAATCAATTATGATCATGTCGTACAAGCATTGTATTCGTCCGGGTTTCATCCAATAGATGACAACGCGACTGGACTAAGTATTCTTCGTATACAAAATGAATATTTTGACCGTAAAACCAATCTGAACAAAATCTCCAACATTCGTGCAGAAATCGTGGGAGCGGATCTTATACAAGAATATTGTCGTACCAATAGTTTACAAAAACTATTGGATTTACCTTCACAGACCAGTGCAAAATCCGACAAAATCAAATTCACACAAAAAAATACGGCAACACTTGGTGATGGTCCCGGTGGTGAATACATCAAACCCGTGGATTTTCATGATTTCGGATTTCGTGTCAGTTATCAGACAGAATCTTATTATACCCCCCGTGCCGATATTGCGCGAAAAATCATTAGTAGTTGGACCAATTCCAAAAAAACATTTCGTTATTTGAATCGTGTACGTTTTGCTCATCCTAATTATCCCATTTTCGCAGATATTTCCATTGTTAAAAAATCCAAAACTGCCAATCGTGGTGTTCCTGTGCCACAATATACACTACAGGATTCCGGTGTACTTACCAATGCAGAATCGTACGAAATAGAATTGGAATTGGACAATCAAAAGACCGGCTCTTATACTTTACCGGATTTGATCGGATTTCTACGAAAAACCATTCGTATTGTTTTAGGCGCATTGCAAGAAACCCGTTTTCCCATTGGATTCGCCGAAATACGTCAAGTATTGTCGGGTTATTTGAAATTGACACAAAAAAATGCAGCGGAACCGGGTACGGATGCAGTTACTGACGAATTTTTAGAAGCATTGTTGGAGCGCAGGGATGCCATGATTGTATTACCAAAATATTTCGTAGGTCCCAGTTCTTACACGTTGCAAGTGGAAAATATTGTACCATTGGATACGGCATCCACTACTGGAAACCCATTGCCCAATATTCGTCGTAATTATACCGTAACGGACAAAGCTGATGGTGAACGTCGGCTAATGTATGTAGCTACCAATGGACGTATTTATATGATTACTCCTTCCATGCAAATTATCTTTACAGGTGCACTTGCTGTCCGTGATACACAAATGTCCCCAGAACAAGGTAAAAATGACGAATTGGTAGACACCCTGTTGGATGGAGAATTTATTTCTTACAATCGGCAAGGAGAACCGTTGAATTTGTACATGGCGTTTGATTTGTATTATTTGCACGGGGTCAATGTACGGAAAGAAGGATTTTATCCGATAAATACGGAAGAACGTTCTCTTGGCAATTTCCGGTTTTTGTATCTGGACAAATATTTACAAACCTTGAAATTACGTTCTATTATGGACATGGATACGGATAAGACGCAAAAAGAAGATACATTGTCTATCCAAGGTGGTGCGATTACCAATTTACAAAAAGGGAATGAGCGCGCGTGTGGATGGGAAATTCAAAAGAAAAATTTCTATGTTGCTACTGAAGAAAATCAAATATTTGAATCTTGTACTATGATTTTGGACAAAATAGAAGATGGACTATTTCCCTACAATACCGATGGTCTGATTTTCACACCGGCAAGTATGGGAGTCGGTGCGGACCGTATTGGGGTAGCGGGTCCACCAAGAAAAGAAACGTGGACACATTCGTTCAAATGGAAACCCCCAGAATTCAACACCATTGATTTCTTGGTTTCTGTCCAACACGACAAACGTGGACAAGATGAAATAAAATATTTGTATGAATCCGGACGGAATATACAAGACGATGCGAAATCCTTGCCCGCCTACAAAACACTCATTTTGAAATGCGGATTTGATCCGAAAAAACATGGGTTTTTGAATCCATATAGTGATGTATTGAATCTACGATTCCCAGGAAATATTGGAGAAGAAGACGACGAAAAATACAAACCAGTGGTATTTCAACCCACCAATCCGTACGACCCTAATGCCTGCTTTTGTCATGTGGCTTTACGTGATATGGGGGGTAAAGAAGGAGTTATGATGACTGAAGAAGGTGAATTCTTTGAGGGTAATATGATTATTGAATGTAAATATGATATGGAACGTGAAGGTGCATGGAAATGGGTTCCTTTACGTGTACGTTATGATAAAACTGCGGAATTACGTTCTGGACAAAAAAATTACGGAAATAGTTATCATGTTGCCAATAGTAATTGGTCTTCCATACATAATCCAGTAAAAAAAAGTATGTTGACCTTGTTAGAAGACATTCCTACCCAATCCTATACACAAAATGATGTATATTACAATCGTAAAACCCGCAATACGAATACACAAGCATTACGAAATTTCCATAATTTGTATGTGAAGAAGAAATTGATCGTGGGGGTATGTAATCCGGACGATATCATGTTGGATTTTGCATGCGGTAAAGGCGGGGATTTGTCCAAATGGCGAACAAGTCGTCTAAAATACGTGCTGGGATTGGACTTGTCCAGAGACAATATTCAAAATCAGGTAGACGGTGCCTGTTCCCGATATTTAGGAGATTGTCGCAAATATGGTGAAGCCAATATGCCCCGTTGTTTATTCTTTGCGGGTGATAGTGGTAAAAACATTCGTACAACAGGAGATGCATTCACGAATACATCAGAACGCACGTTTGTCAAAGCCATCTTCGGTCAAGGAGACAAAAATCCTAAAGAATTACCACCCGCCGTATTCAAATCATTTGGTATTGGAGAAGCCGGATTTGATGTTGGTTCGGTACAATTTGCTATACATTATTTCTTTGAAAATGAATTGACACTACATCAATTTCTCAGAAATGTCAGTGATTGTATTCGTATCGGTGGACATTTCATTGGAACCACGTACGATGGGCAAACCGTATTTGAACAATTACGTAAAAAACCAAAAGGTGGTTCTTGGACCATGATGAAAAATGATACCAAGATCGCCGAAATTACCAAAGATTATGATGCTACTGAATTTCCTGACACTGACGCATCTATTGGTTATCGTATTCAAGTCTACCAAGAAACCATCAACCAAGTGTTTCCTGAATATTTGGTGAATTTCAAATACTTTGTACAATTGATGGAACAATATGGTTTTCAATTGGTGTCCAATGAAGATGCCCATCGTATGGGATTACCGGGTCCTACAGGTATGTTTGAAGATTTGTACAAAAAAATGATGCAAGAAATACGTGGATTCAGGACGGCTGAGAAAGAATATGGTACCGCTTCAGACATGTCGGAAGATGAAAAGAAAATTTCCTTTCTTAACCGATATTTTGTCTTTAAGAAAATGCATACGGTCAATACGGAGAATTTATATAAGATCGTGCGTAATCGGGCATCCATAGAAGCAACGAATAAATCCATGGAACAAGCGACTGATATCAATACCAGGGATACCGCCATGTTAACAGAACCGGATACATCCACAGATAGGACGCTGACCGATCCTTCACAAATTCATTCCAAGAAATTGAACAGTAAAATTACCATAGAATGTAAAAATGAAGAAGTAGAACAAATGAACAAAACGCCTAAAGCTTCCATCCTACTTTCTCAAACCGAAGAATCCAATATTCCCGGAAAATCTATTCCTTCCACCCAAAATCATCCGGTGACTTTATCACCTTCTGAGTTAGTTGTTAAAGGCATTCTGCCCTCTGACCAAATTCAGAAAGACGACGTAGCGGAGACATCTCAGAAGAATATCACCATATTACCATCATCTCAACGTACTATTCTAACAAAAAGACCTACCACAAAAAAGATATAAGCAAATAATCATAACATAAACCAACTGTATGTATACCCATTTTTTATTACCACGTTTACCAACGACACTTTATACATTTTTATCCATTCAGGAAACAGATACATTACCGGTTGCGGTGATCAATGAGTCATTGTCGTACTATTTGCACGATATTAAACATCAAATACATCTATATGAGCAATTATGGGAAACATTCAAACGTTTTACCAATACATTTGAATACATTCATACTGTTATTCCTTTTAAGAAATATTGTATATCTAAATATCGTCCCCTGTCACGTTCCTTTTTCAAAATGATTGAATTGATTCATTTGTTTGGTCTGGG